AGAAATTAACCCCCCCAGCTCTCCCTCGCTTCGCTCGGGAGAGTCATCCGACGACGCGCAAACCGCCGTCACGATGTTCAACGAGGTCGCGGCGGAAGTCGGATGGCCGAAGGTTCAACGCCTTTCGCCTTCTCGCCGAGCCTCACTGTCGGCCAGGCTCAGAGAATGCGGCGGTCTCGACGGATGGCGCCTCGGCTTGGCGAAGGCGCGCGGCTCGCCGTTTCTGTGCGGCGACAACCGGGATGGTTGGAAGGCGGATTTCGATTTTCTCGTCCAGGCCAAGAGCTTCACAAAATTGATGGAAGGCAGCTATGACCGAACTGGCAAGGGTAACGGAACCGGCGGCAAGTCTCGCCCCCACGACGCCCTTTTCCGAGCCTTGGCTGAGCAATCTTCGCCGGGGTATGGGGTGGGTCTCGGGGAAGCCGGCGCTGATGTCGGGGTTCACGATAACGAGCGACGATCGCCGAAGGATCAGCAAGGCGACCTTGACCTTTCGTCGTCAGATTACCGGCGGACAAGCTGACCGGCAGGAGATTGGGGTCGAGCTCGCAAAACTGGTCTCAGCCTTCCCGGCTCAAGACCAGTCGGACAGTCCGGCCCACATGCGGATCGAGGCATATTTCGACGCTCTAGGGGCGGCGCCGGCCTGGGCGGTGCGGGAAGCGCGGTTGCAGATCATCCGAGGCGATACCGACCTTGACCGCCGCTTCGCACCGACGCCGCCGCAGCTAGCCGATATCGTCAAGACGATTCTCAGACCGTTCCGCGACGATCTCGCCTTGCTGGAATCACTTGGGGAGATTGAGCCGAACGTCGAGCCGAGGCCCGAGGAGCGCGTCCGCGTTGGCGAAGGCATGGACGAGCTGAAAACGGAATTGCGCGGTCAAGTGGATGAGGAGCGGGAGAAGCGCCACGCGGTCAACCTGGGCCGCATAGAGCGCGCCAATGACGCTCTTTTCGAGCGCGAGTGCCGGAAGGCCGGTCGCGACCCGAGAAGCGCCGTGTCGCCGTCCCTGTTGCGCGTGTTGGGCATTCCCGAGGCCACGGTGAAGGGCGACGCGAGCAAGCCGGTGAAGCTCGACGCCGACGCGCTCAAGGACGTTCCCGACGCGCCCGCGCCGAGCACCTTCGGAAAGGCGCGGGCATGACGATGGCACAGGCACACTTTCCGATGCAGGGACCAATCGACCAACCGACGCGGGCCGATTACGACCGCGAGGGCGGACTGATCATGAACGATATACCGCTTGGCGCGCCTGACCACATAGTGATCCGGCTGCGCGAGGCAGCGGATCGATTTTTCAGCGTGTCTCGACGGCTGACGTGGACTCCGTCTTTCCTTCGGCAAATGAGGGACGCGGCATGACGATGGCAATGGAAATCGGGGCTGGCATGGACGATCGATCGGACAGGCGGAAAATCGAGCGCGGCAAGAGGCTTAAAGCCAAGCGAAACCGCCGATATTACGCTCGGAAAAAAAAGCATGAGCGTCTTACAAGTCGTCTTAAATTTATGGGCACCGACAAGCAGATTATAGCGGCCATCGTCCACCGTCGGCGCGCCCTCGGATTGTCGCAGCTCGCGCTCGACCAGGCCACTGGCAACCCCGACGGCTGGCAGGGCAAGATCGAATGCGGCGCGAAGAATCCGGGGCTGAGGTCGCTGTCGCTGATCTTGCAGGCGTTGGGGTTGGGTATCGTGCTTGTGCCGGGGGAGGCGCCGAGGGTCGTACAGGCCGTGAGGCCACAACGGAGAAAGAGGAAATGAACAAGCAGGTTGAGACTACCATGTCGCGAGCGTTTGCGAAAGCTGGCGTCAATCCGAACTTCGCCGCGTTGGACGTGGCGTTGTCGCTATTCAGAAACAACGGTGGAACGTATGCGCAGGCGCTTGCGCGCTGTCGCCATGCGTTTGCCGACGAATTGCCGGGCGAGGGCCACGATTCCAGTGCCGACGAGGCCAATAGCCTGCTGCCCTCCGCCCGGCAATCTGATGGAGACGACGGGGCCAAAGGTTCGGTGCCGCAAGGCCATACGATGGTTGCCTCGCCGTCTCCTCACGATCGCGCCGCCGGGGCGGGCCACTCCAGCAGTGCCAACAACGGCCAAGGTGAGATTGTCCGCCCCGCGCGCGAGCACACCCGCCCGAAGCGCGGCCTCGACGCGATCCGCCGCGCCAACTTGATCCTGCTGATCAACGGCATCGACATTCGCAATTTCACGCTCGGCGCCTGTCGGTCGGAAGCCCACCGCAAGGGCAAGGAGCACTATGTCCTGTCGGTTATTGCCGGTTTGACGAAGCACCTGCCGGACACGATGCACGTCAAGGACGCGATCACCGACGACGATCTCAAGAGCATCGTCCGTCAAGGGGAGGCATTTTCGAATGCACACTGATCGAACGGAATTGCAGCGCGAAGGCCACACCATCAGTGCCAAAAAAGGCTGGGTTCACCTTGCCGACGCGCTGCAACCGAATGGAGGCGAGGAAGGCCAGTGTCCGCGTGCTGATGAAGGCCATACCCATGCTGCCGACCTCGCCCCCACCATCGACTCGCTCGGCGAATTCACCGTCCAGTTGCTCGGGATGATCAGGGCCAAGAATCGGCTCGCCAATCAGGCCGGCGGTGTTGTTCGCCGTGCGCTCGGCTTCTATGCCGGCGACGACGAATCAACGCGCGCGTCGATCAATGCCCGCGTCGACCGGATCGTCAAGCCGACGGTCCTCGGCGATGGCGCTGTCCATGATGACGATCTCGATCTTGTCGAAGCAATCAGCCATCAACTGCTTGTCTGGCGTGGCATGGCGCTGCCCGCCGTCATGCAGATAGAGCAGTTGAAAAAGCGGATATCCGACCTTGCGAAGGAACTGCCGATCGCCGACTTTCCCAAGTCGGTGAAAGGACTCACCGGCCTGGGCGTTGGCCTCATTGTCGGCATGGCCGGCGACTTGTCCAAGTACCCGAAGAAGGGCCACCTTCGGAAGCGCCTCGGTGTTGCCCCGTTCGACAAGGATGGCACCGTCAAGGCGTGCTCGACGTGGCGGCGCGAAGGCGGCCTCAATGCCGAGGATTGGACGGACGCGGGATACAAACCGGAGCGTCGGTCGGTGCTCTTTGCCTATATCGAGGACCCGCTGATCAAGACCAACGGCGACGGTCCCTATCGGACTGAATACCTTCGCCGCAAGGAGGTTGAGCGTGCCAAGGCGGCAGCCGGGGGGCTGACCGTGGCGCCGTCCGCGAAGATACCGGCGGCGCGCAAACGCGAATTCATGTCGGATGGGCATGTCGAAAGATGCGCCCGCCGGAACATGGTGCAAATGCTTCTCCGCGATCTGTGGAGAGCTTGGCGGCAGGCCATGGGCGCAATGCCCGAAAGGGCCATCGTAATCTTGCCTGCCGCCGAACCTATTGCCCGGAAGGCCAAGGTCGACGTGTCGAAAGACCAGGGACCGTTTGCCGACCGGGCAACCCCATGACTGACGGAGAGGGCCATTGTAGGGATGCCGAAAAGGCCACGCCGAGGATGCCCCCTCCGTCAGTCTCCTACCCGATAGCCCGCCGTAGCGCCTTGGCGACCTCGTGCAGCTCGCCGTCGTGCTCGGCGATGATATCGAGCAGATCGCGGACGATGCCGGCATGGATTCCGCGGTCACCGTCTTTCATGTACTCGATCGAGCGGCGGGACATTTCGAGATCGCGAGCGAGCGCGGTAATCCAGTTGTTGCCGTAGAGGGAACGCCCGACCCGCTCCAGCAGGTCGGGGCTTATGACGGCTTGTCGGGTGGCGGGCATCAACCGTCCTCCGTTCAAATGCCCACTTTTCGGGCTGCCATCTCGGCCCATTCGGCGACTGTCAGCCCCTCAATCCACGTGTTGTTCAGCGCGTCGTCGAGAGAATGTGGCAACTGCTCTGCGAGGAATTCGTTGCCGTCAACGGCTGTAGTGAGGCGCTCTGCGAGCAACTCGTTGGCCGCAGCCAGATCGGTGTCGTATGTTGCTGTGGTGGTGGTCATTGCTCTAGGCCCTTGGCTCAAATCAGCCCGCCTGATTGCCGGCTGATAACGGATTATGTGCACAACATTGCGAACAAGTAAACAGAGAAAGTGTGACGCGGTGCACAATAATGTGCTGCGGTGCGATATGCCGTCGTCGGTGCGTTGCTCAACCTCGCAGCAGCGCTCAATCATCGGCCGATGCAACCCGCCCGCCGCGCCGCCTCAAATCAAATCAGAAAGCGCCGCCACTCCCTAACCTCACTCAGCTCGATCCGCATCGGCGAGCTGAACCGCATTCTCACGGCACGCCATGGCGAACAGCTGCCGGACACGATCGACACGCGCCGCGCCATCGTCGTCATCGCCCATCATCTCGCAGCCCTGCCGGCAGACCCTCGCCGCTCGATCACGTCATGGCTCGAATTGCGCGCGCCCTGGTATTCGATCGCCGATGCCAAGGCCCTGATTGCCGACACAATCACAAAGCCCAGGCGCTACCGCGCGCACACCCTCGCATGGATATTCCGCCTCACCTTCGCCGATCGGCTAGCCCTCGGCATCAAGACAATCGGCGCCATCGATGCCCCGCCGTCCGACCGTGCCAAATGGCGAGCCGAACGATCGCGCCAGCGCAAGGCCGCAATCAGACGCGCCAACGGCACCAAGCCCCGCGCTCAATATCTGGCTGAAGCACGTAAGCCCCAACCATGGCTCAAACTCGGTATGAGCCGCCGAACATGGTATCGGAAGGGCAAACCCAACCCCTGAGCAACTGTGCCATTCGCAGGTCATTCGCAACTTGGCACAGGGTCCGGCTACAACATATAAGACTCTATGCTGCGCCCGGACGGTGTGCCACGCCACACGGTGCGTTGCTCTCAGCCCTCCCCACAGACACCCTCTCCGCATGTCAGACGCCGCTACCATCGACACGCCGGTCCTCCTCCCGCCCGTCGCACCGCCAGCCCCACAAGCAACCCAAAACAAGTTCATCAAGGGCAAAAACGGCAAGCTACAGCGCATTGGACCGAAACTTAAGTCGGCAATCGACGCCATGGCCTATGAAGGGCTCTCGTATGCCAACGCCGCCAAGAAGGTAGGCATGTCAACAAGAGCCGTCCGCCTCGCCCTCGATAAGCCCCACGTCAAGCAGTACTATAACCAGCAGATACAGGTGTTTCTGACCAGCGAGCGCGCGCGGAACATTCACCGCGCGACCGAGATTCGGGACCAGGACGACAACCTCAACGCGGCCCTGAATGCGGGCAAATGGCTGCATAACCCGGACAGCGATAAAGAGGCTGCCAGCTCTGGCTCCAAGGCCGTCCAGCCTGGCGTCGTGGTGACGGTCAACGTCAATGCCCGTAGCGGCGTGGATGTGGACGAGACCATCATCGAGGTCAATCCTGGGGGCGTGGAGGCAGATGGCTGACGGCAGAGAAACGCACGTGATTTATGCACAGCCTAACCTATTGATGCGGCAAGGTATGCGCGGCTGTGCGAAAATCATGAATTGTGCACAGGCAGGCATAGGCAGTCCGGGTCGAGCCCATGCAGGCCCCCCGGCCCCTCGCTTCAGGCAGGCCCGCAACAGGCCCCCCGGGCCGGAAAACCGGCGCGAATGCAGGTCAACGTGCACCGAACGCGCAATTTTTCTGGTATTTTTTTGGAGTTGACGAATGACAGGTCCAGAAGCGGTTGAGGCACTTCCTGACAAGATCAGGGTTGGCCCTTACGATTTCCGGATTGAGGTTTGGCACGCGATGGCGGCGGCCGGCAATCAGGCGTTCGGGCAGTGCTCGACGTGTGAGCAGACGATTCGGGTCCAGCGTGACATGCCGACAGCGTTCAAGGCGGTTGACACGCTGTTTCACGAAGCCGGCCACGCGATTTATTGGGCCTACGGGATACAGACGGGCGACGAAGAAGAGCGGCTTGTCGCGGTTCTTGGGACTGCGCTTCTTGCGCTGCATCGGGATAACCCTTGGCTGTCCGGCTGGGTGACGGCGGCGCTTTCTGATTGCGACCGTCCGGTGCTTGTATCGTCGCGGCCGGCGGCAAGCCCTCCTGGTTTACATGGCTGACGGCGGTTCGCCTCCTGCCGAGATCAAGCTGACGGCTGACGGTCGCCGGGTCTATGAGATCGACGGTCCGGTGTTGGGCCGGTTTTTTCTGGACCGGAGCGAGGTATCGGGGATACGGGGACCGATCGGTTCGGGGAAGACGGCGACGGCGCTGTTGAAGGTGTGGCAGATTGCGTGCGATCAGGCGGTTTCGCCGACGGACGGATTGAGGCGGACGCGGTGGGCTTTCATCCGTCAGACTTATCCCGACCTTGAGAATTCGACGGTGAAGGATTTTCTGGCTCTGTTTCCGCCGGGCGAGTATGGCGAGATGTATTACTCGCGTCCATTGCATTACGAGATGGCGCTGGCGGACGTTCGGTGCACGGTTCTGTTTCTGGCGCTCGATCGTCCGGAAGATGTGAGGAAGCTGCGGTCGACGCAGTTCACCGGGTTTTTCTTTCACGAGATGCAATACATGTCGAAGGCGATCTTCGACGAGTGCCAGTCGCGGACGGGCCGGTATCCTGGTCCGGTCGAGGGGGTTCACGCGACGTGGTCAGGGGTGATGTTCGACATGAACGAGCCGGGGGAGGATCACTGGCTTTTGCCGATGACGGGGGAAGTTCCGTATGCCGACGACACGCCGCCGCAAGATCGCCTCATGTGGCCGAAGGAGTGGAAATATTTCGTCCAGCCTCCGGCGTTGACGGAAGTGTTCGGCGTCGACGGCAAGACGGTGAGGGGGTACAAGATCAACCCTCAGGTCGAGAATTTGAAATGGCTGAAGACCGGGTATTACGCCAATCTTCTCCGGGCCAAGGAGAAGGCGTGGATCGACTCGCGGCTGATGAACCGTGTTTCGGTCTGGGTCGACGGCAAGGCGGTGTGGCCGTCTTTCAACGTCGAGACGCATGTCGCGAAGACGGGACTGAAGCCGACGGCGGGCTATCCGATCATCATGGGGATGGACTTCGGGCGGTCTCCGGCGGTGGTGTTTGCGCAGCTGATCGCGAGCCGGTGGTTTATTCTCGACGAACTGATCGGGCGGGACATCGATACTCTGGAGTTCGCGCCGCTGATCAAGCGTCGTCTGGATTCGCGGTTCGGCGGGTACGAGTTCAAGATTTGGGGCGATCCTAAGGGGGCCGACAAGGCTCAGAATTCGTCGCGGACGAGTTACGACATCATGGATTCGTTCGGGTTGAGGGTGTCTCCGGCGCCGTGCGGCGACAACGACCTGACGATCAGGTTGTCGGCGGTGACGCATGTCCTGACGGGTCTGCACGACGGCGGGCCTCGGTTCATGATGTGCCCGGACCATTGCCGGACGCTGAAGGTGGCGATGGCGGGCAAGTATCATTTCCGCCGGCAGCCGATGGCGGGTGGATACGAGGAGAAGCCGTACAAGGACCCCTACTCGCATGTGTGCGACGCGGTGCAATATCTTTGCGTTGGCGAAGGCGAAGGGCGGACGATGGTGGGGCGGCCGGCGGGGCGTATTGCCCAAGCGGTGCGGGTGCCGCGTCAGACGGGCGGGCGGCGGTTTGCCGGGGCGAGGAGACCTTTCGGGTGACAGACTTTGAAACGATGAAAGCCATGCTCGTGAGGGCTGGCATCAAATTTCGGGAAACGGTTCTTGATCGGAACGGCGAAGCCATCCTGGAAGTCGAAGACGGATACCTCGGCTTTTACTCTCGAATGACATTTCGACCGGACGGTTTGCTTAAATCGGTTGAGGCATTCGAATAGGCGTGTTTTACGAACCTCCCCGCGCTGCAAATGCCTGGATGGTGATCTTCCACCGGAACTCTACCCGATGGGTTGAGGCGGTCTGTCCCGGCCGGTTCAAGCATGTGAGCATGGCCGGGTTCGTTCCCGAGACGAAGTCGTGGGTGGTGCTGTCGTGGGAGCTGGCGCGCCTGCGCACCGGCATCGTCATGGACGCCGATTTCGTGGCGTGGCTGCCGGAATGGGCCGGGCCCAGCGGCGGATGCTTGCTGGTCCGGTCGCCGGATTTCGATATCGGATCATGGCGTCCCCGGCTCGGTCTCGTCTGCGTGTCGATGGCCTGCCATGTCCTCGGTCTCCGGGGCGGTGCGTTGCTGCCCGACGGTCTCTGGCGTCTGCTTCTGGCGAACGGAGCGCAGATCGTCGCCGATGGGACAGAAAATCGAGACCCCCGAACCGACCGCGTTGGAGAAGGCCCAGCAGCAGGCCGCCGAGCGCGACCGGCTTGAGGCGGCCCGCGACATCGCCGAGCGGCGCACGTCGCAGCTCGCCCGCCTGTTCGGCCTGAGGGGCGGTCTCGGCTTCGGGCGGTTCTGATGGCCTACGCGCCGCAATCATCGGCCGCGCGGGGCGAACAGGACGCGCGCGACAAGTTGCAGACCGACGCCCTGCAACGGCTGACGGACGCGCGCAGCCAGAAATCCTCGATCAACAACGATCACCAGAACGCCTATTACTACGCCTCCCCGCGCCGTATCCGCGAGCAGCAGTCCCAATCCGGCCAGACCGTGCGGACCGTTCCCGGCGACGACCGGCAGCTTCAAACCTCGTTCGGCTTCGAAGTCACCGACGAATTCATTTCCATGCTGATCGAGACCTTCACCCCGAGGGAGGGGTTCTGGGCCGAGCGGCGGATGCCGACCAATCCCGACGAGACCGGACAGGAAGACCCGGAGATCGTCCAGCTTAATGCCCAGATCAAGGCTGAGGACAAGAAGGTCTTCGACCTGATCCGGGCGTCGAACTATTACGCCGAGAAGGCCAAGACCGGGAAGCCGGACGCGGCGATCGGCGTTATTCCGCTGCTGATCACCGATCCGGGGCGCGGCCAGACGGTCAACTGCCTCGGCGTGCCGATCCGCGAACTCGACATGGACCTCGGCCCGGACGGACGGATCGACTTCCGCTCGATCACGCGCAACACCAAGTACCGCTATCTCGCCGCCCAATTGGGCAAGACGGTTTTCGAAAAGCTCCCCGACGAAGAGCGGAAGAAGGTCAAGGACCAGCCCGACAATGCCTGCGAGATCGTTTGGGCATGGTGGCGCGATTGGGAGAATTTCGGCGATGTCGTGTGGCAGCACGTCGTGCTTCTCGGCAGCAGGATCGTTCACGATGCGAGAATGACCGGCGAGGGATCGTGCCCGCTTGTGGTCGGTCGGTTCGGGGCGACGCCGGACTTCGCATGGCCGGACGGCCCCTTGGTCCAGTCGCTCCCCGACTTGGTCTCGCTCGATGAAACCCGCGCGGCGCTGATCGAAAACCTCGACTTCACCTTGAGGCCGCCGAAAGCCTACGAAGACGACGGCTTGCTCAATATCCCTGCCGACGGCGTCCGGCCCGGCGAGCTTTACCCGAAGCGCCCGAACGGCGGCAAGCCGGTCTTCGAGGACATTTATGAGCCGCGCCCGATCGACGCCGCACTGTTCGAGGTCGACCACCTGCAAATGCGAATCCGGCGGCTGCACTATGTCGACTTCCCCGAGCAGCGGGGCAAGACGCCGCCCACGGCCACCCAATGGATCGACGAGCTGGTCATCCGTCAGCGGCGTATCGGAGCGCCCGGATTTACCTTCTGGCGCGAGGAACCTTACGAGACCTTTCAGCGGTTCCGGTATCTCGGCGAGAAGCGCGGCACGGTCCAGTCGCTCGAATCGCTCGGGGTGACGGTTTCTCTACAGCCGTACAATCCGGCCGAGCGGGCTCAGGATTCCCAGGACATCGCCACCGCCGTCCGTTTTGCCGAGATCGGGCAGACCGTCGCGCCGACGACATGGCAGGCGATGATCGACGAAGGCAAGACGCTGGAGAACCTCCAGAAGAAATTCCGGGACGAGATTATCGTCTTGCGCCCGGCGGCCGAGGCCGAGAAGCGATTGCAGCTTCTCGCGCAGATCGGGATGCAGATGGGGCAGGGCGGCGGCGCGCAAGGAGGCGGAACCGAACAATGACCGACCGGCAGGAGTATCTCGACGCGCTCGCGCACATAGGGATGCAGCACGACGGAAGATTGCTGCTGGAGCGGCTTTTTACCGTGCTTCAGGCGGTCGTTCCGGTCGGAACGGAAGTCGGTGCGTTGCAGATGCAGGAGGGGTCTCGCAGGTTGGCTCTCGAATTGATCGAAGGACTGACCCGAGACCATGCCAGTCGAGCCGAATCCGACAACGCCGTCCTCAGACGCGACCAGCGCACCCACGCCGCAGGACCCGCCTATCGTCCCCGCGGGGCAAGGCGACCCGTCCCCGTCACCGGCCCCGGTAGCGGCTCCGGTGAAACCCGAGGGCCTGCCTGATCGCTACTGGGACGCCACGACCGGCCTTCGTTCCGTCGAAGTCGCCAGCGCGCTTTCCGCTCTGGAAGCCGAGAATGCGAAGCAGACGGACGCCTTCAAGGACTTTCCCGAGAAGCCCGACGACGCCGGCAAGTTCTACCAGATGCCCGAACAGATGCTCCCCGAAGGCGTGAGCCTTCCCGAGGGAACCAAGTTCGAGCCGAACCAGGCATTGCTCGATAAGGCGCTGCCGGTTCTCCACAAGCACAAGGTTTCCCGCGACGCCTTTCAGGACCTCGTGAGGCAGTTCAACGCCTACGAGGTTGAGCAACATGAGCAACTGGTAAACGGCGAAGAACTGCCGCCGTCAATCCAAGCCGCCCTAGAGGTTCGAGTCCAGCGAGCGTTTGCCGAGGACAACAAGAAGCTCGGTGCCAACGGCGAACAGCGCCGCACGGCACTAGGTGCCGCCCTCTCGCCCATATACGGCGCCGAGCATGTAGGACCCGGTAAGACTATCGACCCCGCCCGGCTTTCAAGCCGAGAAGTCGAGTGCTTTGAAGCCGGCATCGCAAAACACTCCGGGCAGAACAACGTCTTTCCACTGAAGCCGGCCGGCAACGATCCGCCCCCGGCCCCCGACCCGAACAGGCCGCTGATCGATCGTCTGGCGGAATCCATGTACGGCAAGCAGAAGGTTAGCTGATCATGACGACCCTCGGCACGCTCCCGAATCTTCTCGACCATGCCAAGGTAATGGACCCGGACGGGTCTATCGCCACCATCGCCGAGCTTCTGCATCAGAAGAACGAGGCCGTGATCGACGCGGTCTGGTTCGAGGGCAACCTTGAGAACGGCCATCAGTCGACCGTCCGCACCGGCTTGCCGACGGCCTACTGGACGATGGCGAATCAGGGCACCGCGATCAGCAAGGCGACCACCGCCCAGATCATCGACCTTGCCGGCTATCTCTCGGCCCGTGGCCAGATCGACGTTCGCGTTGCCCGGCTCAACGGCAACAACGCCCGCTTCCGCGCCACTCAGAATGTCGCCCATATCGAATCGATGGGCCAGGCGCTTGCAACCGCGATGTTCTACGGCAACTCGTCGGTCGATCCCGAACAGTTCATGGGGCTGGCGCCGCGCTATTCCTCGCTGTCGGCCGAGAACGCCGACAACATCGTCGATGGCCTCGGCGAATCGACCGACAACACGTCGATCTGGTTCATCGTCTGGGGCGAGAACACGATCTCCATGCGCTACCCGAAGGGCCAGATGGCCGGGCTGAAGCATATGGACATCGGCGAGGACGACGTGCTCGACGGTGACGGCAACCCCTACCGCGCGCTGAAAGACCTGTTCGAGATGAACGCCGGCATGACCGTCACCGACTGGCGCTATGCCGCGCGCATCTGCAACATCGACGTGTCGAACCTGGTCGCGGGTGCTTCGGCGCTCGATCTTCTCGACGCGATGATCTCGGCGTATTCGCGCCTGCAAGACCTGACCAGCGGCCGTGCGGCGATCTACTGCAACCGCACCATCAAGACGATGCTGTGGAAGCAGGCCCGCGACAAGAACAACGTCTATCTGACGATCGGCGAAGAGGAAGGCCGCCCGAAGGTTTCCTTCATGGGCATCCCGATTCGCACGGCCGATGTCCTGCACGAACTCGAAGCCCGCGTGACGTAGCGCCGCGCTGGAAAGGGAACGAAGCCATGTACCTCGACGCAGACCTTCAATTCTGCTCCGAACAGGCGATCACCGTTGACGGTATCTCCGAGAACGTGATCGACCTCGCCCCGATGGGCGGATCGAACCTGATCCGGGATATCGCCGCCGGGCACCGGGTCGGCGTTCTTCTCAACGTCGTCGCCTCGCTGACCGACGTGAACGGGTCCCCGACACTGGAAGTCACCGTCGAAAGCGACGATGCCGCCGATCTCGCCGGCTCGGCGACGGTCCATGGGGTCCTTGTTCCGGCCCTCACGGCCGAAGCCGGCCTGCTCGCCGGGACGAACTTCTTCATGTGGCTCAATCCGAACGAGGACTATCAGCGATATCTCGGCCTGCGCTTCGACGTGAGCACGGCGGATTTCGACGGTGGCACGGTTGACGCATGGCTGGTGATGGGCCGCCAGGCATGGCGCGCCTACTCCGACAACAGCCCGAACTCCGCCTGACAGGTGAACTGATGACCAAATATGTCGTGACTGGAAAGAAGCCCTTCTACGGCCCGGACTGCCGGACCTATCAGCCGGGCTCGGTCGTCGATCTCATCGACTTTCAGGAAGCCGTGGACGCGGACGGCAACAAGCGAATGATCGGGATGAAGCCCGGTCGTTTTCTGAAGCCCTACGCGCCCAAGGCCGAAGTCCCCAAGGCCGAAGTGCCGGATTCCGACGCCAAGGTCGAGGCGCCCAAGGTCGTTGCGCCCGCAGCCTCGAAGGCGGCAACGGGCCGGACCACCTAACCGGAGGCCGTAATGGCTCGTTTCTATACCGATCGCGTCGGCAGCGACACCGAATCCATCCTCGCGGGAGCGGCGGGTATCCCGACGTTTCCGGCGGCAGCCGCCCCGGCCGACGATGTCTCGCTCGCCGAAGTGATTCGCTCGGTGTGGGCCGGCCTCATGGGCACGGCCACCGGGGAGAACGGCGTCGCGACCTTTCCCGCAGCGGCGGCGCCGGCCAACAACGTCAGCCTCGCGGAAGTCCTGAACGCCGTTTACAACCTCGTTGTCCCGACCGTCGAGATTGGCGAAACCGACATCGACGTGACGGCGGCGGACTACACGACCGTCGGCGGTATCCCGATACTCACGATCACGCCGGCAGCCGGCGCCCCGCTCGCCGATGTCTATGTCGACTTCGACTTCCTCAAGGACACGACCGGCCTGTTCGTGGTCTACACGACCCAGACCGTTCAGTTCATGGTCCAGGTGAAGGTCGACGGCACCAACTGGCGCACGGTCGCGCATTGGCCCTCGACGGCGCATCTCGGGCTTGCCGTTCCCGACGCGGCGCAAGACCTCGACGCGCTCGACGACAGCCCGGCCCATCGGTTCCACATCGGTCATGTTGGTGTCGACGAGGAAGTCCGGATCACGGTCACGCTCTCGGCCGAAGATGCCGACGCGGAAATCCCGTTTGCCGTCTATTACAAGGCCATGGCGGCGCCGACCATTACGCCGGTCGTCGCGGGCTGATCCGTCCGGCCATAGGAGAAGGCCGTGGCGACATCACTGACCAACCAGATCGTCAATTTCGAGGATGTCGATTCGACGCCTGCCGCGTTCATCCTGCGCGGCGGGCTTTACGCGATCACGATCACGGCGACATGGGGCGGCGGCTCCGTCACGCTTCAGCGGCTCGCGCGCGACGGTTCGACGTATGTCACCGTCACCGACGCCTTTGAGGACGACGCCTATGTGAGCGTCGCCCTTCCGCCCGGCACGTATCGCCTTTTGATGGCGACTTCGACGGCGATGTACGCGGACGTGACCTCGATCACCTTCGGGGTCTGACCCCATGCCTACCACCGCGCAAAAGATGCTTCTTCTGTACGACCTGGCAGGGGGAGGGGGGGCGGCTGCACCTCTGACCGGTGGCGCCTTGCTGCTTGAGGACGAAGACGCTGGCCTCGGTATCGACTTTACCACGCTTGACGGCCTCGGCTCTGTCGCGGTCAAGGGGCACACGACCAACCTCGATA